CAGGTGCTTTGGGCGCATGGATGTGGGCCGACGCTGAAGCGTTGGTCTCGCAAATTGTTGTTAAACCAATGTGCCTACGATCGTTGTGGAAGTCTCATTTCGATCAGGTCTGGACTGCCTTTTTGAAGCGTGATTCTTTGCTGGCTTTAAAATTGGCTGACCAGTATTTCTGGTCCAGCGGTACACAAAAGCGGGAAGACCGACATCGTCAGCGTCATTATTTTGACGTTTTTTCTATGTTGCGCGCTGTAGTTGACGCAAGAAATGGTGAGACCGATCCCAAGTTGTTTTTGTCTACGGCGAAGTTGCTGCTTGCACATTTGGTAAACAGTGGCATGGATTACGAGAGGCTGTACCTTACCTATTGTTGGCTGGTGTCTGGCCCTTGGTGGAGGCCGCTGGCACATCTAGTCTTAACAAAGAATCTGCTTTATGCTACCGATGCTCAATGGCGTGCAATTTTCAAGGAATTGACCGCTATGGTGACGAAGTCATGGATGTTCCCTTTTACTTGTTGGCAGAGTGTGTCTTCTGTCTACGTTAACAACGCGGAGGATTTGGTGGGTTTTTCTGATCGTGATACTTTGAAGGGTGACACTGTCATTGAAATCTTGACTTTCATGGCTTCGAATCCCAAACTGAATTTTCCCGATCCTGGGAAGTCGGATGGACGGAGCTTTGAGCAGTACGTCAAGGTCTTTAAGGCTGAGGCTCACGCGTTGCTTGAACCTTTATTTGCCAAACATCTACCTAGTGCAAAGACTTTCAAGGAGTATTTTTCCACCCGCACAGCTTGGGGGTCCGGTGGTGTGGCGGGTCGTAGGGCCGGTGAAGTGTTGGGAACAACCAAGGCCCCGCCAGGTGCATCTAAGGCTCATGTCCTTTCACTATGCGAGTATCGCGATTTTAGAGAAAATGCTGAATGGGGCACTTTGTTTAACGAGGTTGCCGGGAAAAACAACGAGCGGGGGGCTGAGCGCACTCTTAGTGCTACTTACTTGAGCGACCAGGTTCATGAGTCCTTTTTGATGTCCAGTGTCAAGAATCGATATCCCGAGATTGGTTTTGACATTGGTGAATCGCCTCAGCAGGCTATTACCCGTCATCTTACTTTAGCGGCCAGTTCAATGAAGCCGTTGGTGTATTTGCCGGATGGCCGAATCCTGAGTGCTTTCGACTGGC